AGTTTTGTGACCTACAGCGCAAACAAGTATGCCGTGGCATCGATGTTTGGTCGCGCCTTCTCGGTCAACTTCAGTGCAAACCGCAGCACCATCACCCTGATGTACAAGCAGGAACCTGGTGTGGTTGCCGAATTGCTCACCGAGACGCAGGCTCAAACCCTCAAGGCCAAGCGTTGCAACGTGTTCGTGCAGTACCAGAACGACACCGCCATCATTCAGTATGGTGTCATGTCGGGCCAAGCCTACTTCGACGAGATTCATGGCCTCGACTGGTTCACCGATGCTCTGCAAACGGCTCTCTACAACCTGCTCTACCAGAGCAAGACCAAGATTCCGCAGACCGATGCAGGCCAAAACCAACTGGTCAACACCGCATCGAATGTGTGCGCCGAGGCCATCAACAACGGTCTGGTCGCACCTGGTCAATGGAACGCCGATGGCTTTGGTCAACTGGAGCGCGGTCAATTCCTGACCGAAGGCTTCTACATTTACACCCAGCCAATGGCCTTGCAAGATCAGTCCATCCGTGAGCAGCGCATCGCACCGCCTATCCAGATCGCACTGAAACTGGCTGGCGCAATCCACGAGATTGACGCCATCGTGGACGTGAATAGGTAACGATTGACATTGATAATAGACTTGGTATGATCTTCACATCAAGTCTAGGATCAAAGTCATGGCACTCATTTATAAACTGACATTTATGAACGGCAAATCGTACATCGGGCAAACCTCTGGAACTGCGAATCGCAGATACCAGGGGCACGCCTATGCCGCGAATAGCGGGAGCGATCTGCCTGTTCATAAAGCATGGCGTTCACTTGGTAAGCCAAGCATGGAAGTGCTGCATGAATGTCAAGATGATGAAGTCTGTCAGATGGAAATGGATGCAATATCACTTCACAAGACGATGCTGCCTGATGGATACAACGTTCTCGTGGGCGGACAGACTTCGCCAATGCTGAATCCTCTGATTGCAGAAAAAGTGGCAAGCCAAAAGCGCGGGAGTCGGCACAGTCTTGCGTCTCGCAAAAAGATGTCAGTTTCCCAGATTGGGAAGGTGCACTCTAATGAGACAAAGGCCAAAATATCTGCGGCACAGAAAGGCAAAGCAGGGAAGCCGATTAGCGATGAAGTCCGTCAAAAAATGTCTGACGCGCACAAAGCAAAATGGGCAAACCCAGAGTTTCGTCAGAAAATGAGTTCTATAAAGTTGGGCAAGAAAATAGGGCCTCATTCAGACGAGACAAAAGCAAAAATGTCGTCAGCCAGAAAAGGGAGAATATCCCCAGAGGGCGAAGCAAGACGCAAGGCCGCGCAGAGTGCAGCAGTGAAAGGCAAACCGTTGTCGGAGGAGCAAAAACTCCGGCTTTCTGAAATCCGAAAATTGTGGTGGGCAGAGAAACGCGCATCCACAGAAGCCATTAACCAAGGAGTTTAATCATGGCAACCTATTCTTTCCAAGACGTTGTCGCCGCCATCGCTGGTGTCGGCGGCTCAATCAACCTTGCTGCCGGCGCAGGCGTAGCAGAAGAGGGCATCACCATCGAATCGATGGAGGACAAAAGCGTCATGACCATCGGTGCTGATGGCTCTGGCATGCACTCTCTGGTCGCAAACGAGGCCAGCACTGTTACCATTCGTCTGCTCAAGACTTCGCCTGTCAACAAACAGTTGCAGGAGATGTACAACCAGCAAACGAAGTCCAGTGCCAATCACGGCAAGAACACGATCACTGTTCGTGACGCTGTGCGTGGCGACAACATCACACTGACCGAAGTGGCATTCAAAAAGCGTCCCACTGTGACGTATGCCAAAGAGGGCGGCATGATGGAATGGACATTTGACGCAGTCAAGACCACCGCCGTTTTGGGCAGTGGCACACCGGAGGCTTAATCAATGGAACTAGAACTGGACGGACACACCTATCGTGTCGGCAAACTGGACGCTCGGGCGCAATTTCACATCGTTCGACGACTGGCTCCGGTTCTGGGCGAATTGGCTCCGGCACTGCAAGGTGGCAAGGGGGGCATGGATGCCCTTCCTGCCATCGCCTCCGCTGTTGCGCGTCTCTCCGATGTTGATGCGGACTACTGCATTTTTGGCCTGCTGAAGGTGATTTCACGCAAGCAGCCAAACGGTCTGGGCTATGGGCCTGTGGCGACCGAGAACCTGTTGATGTATGACGATATCGGCATGCCCCAGATGCTCAAGCTGGCATGGGAGGCACTGTCTTTCAATATGTCGGGTTTTTTCGCCGCTCTCCCCTCGGATTTGAAAGAAGCAGCCCAGAAAGTAAAAGGCCAGTAAGGTGGGTTTCGCTTCCCGATGGGGAGGATTGGTTGCTCCGGCCTGTGTTGAGGGGGATGTGCAAGTTTGAAAGCCTGATCGACGGAACCCTCAGCCTTGCGGACGTTGCATTGATGAATGACGCACTGGATGTGCAGGAAGAGAACGAAATGAGATACCGAGAGGCCAACAAATGAGCAGCGAAACGATCAAAGAGTTCCTGGTCGGCCTCGGATTTCAAGTCGACGAAGCAGGCCTGCAGAAGTTCAACCAGGGCATCACAAAAGCCACCATTGCTGTCACCGCCATCGGCACTGCTGCCGTGGCTGCTGCTGGCATGTTCACGTCCTTTGTCGCAGGCGTTGCGGACAAGTTCGACGCTGTTGGTGACCTTGCAGACCGTGTCAATACCAGTGCCGAAGAAATCCTGCGCCTGGGTTATGTTGCGACCCTCTCTGGCTCAAGTGTAGAGGCCGCAAACGCATCGATCGAAAACCTCAGCCGAATTGCTGGTGAGGCAGCCCTTGGCGTAGGCCGTGGTGCTGCCGCCTTCAAAGAGTTCGGAATCTCTGCCAAAGATCAAAATGGCAATCTGAAAGACACCTCCGTCCTGCTCGCTGAGGTTGGCGACAAGATCAAGGACATGGGCCGTGGCGAGCAGATTGCTGTGCTGCAAAAGTTGGGCATCGACCCGACCATGATCGGCGTGCTGACTTCGGACATTTCCGGTCTTGCAGCAGAGTTTGATGCGCTCTACAAAAACGCAGGAATCGACGCAAACAAAGCTGCCGAGCAGTCTGGCGAGTTCAACGACTCGATGGACAGACTCGGCATGACCTTCGATGCGATCAAATCCGCTGTTGGCCTGAAGTTCATGGGCCAGCTTCGCATGGGCATCGACACCCTTCGCAAGTTCCTTGTGGAGAACATGCCAAAGATCATCAATGCCGTGTCACCGATCATCAATCTGGTACTTCGGATTGCCGAGGCCTTCATCAAGATCGTCGGTCGCATTGGCTCGGCTGTTGGTGCAATCCTCGGGTTTTTGGGGAAATTGAATGATGCAACTGGTGGCTGGGCTGCTTATATTTTGGCGGCTGCCGCTGCCTGGAAGTTCCTGAACCTGTCTTTCCTTGCATCTCCGATCGGGATATTGCTCTCCTTGGCTGCTGTTGTGGCCCTCTTGATCGATGATTTTTTGACCTTCAAAGAGGGTGGGGAGTCGTTGATTGATTGGGGTAGCGGGTTTGGCGTTGTGATGCAAGGCGTGACCGCGATTCTGACCGGCTTGCTGGCAGGGATTGTTGCAGTCAAGGCCGCTGTGCTTGCGAAAGCTGCAGCGATCGCCATCGTGAATGGCGCGATTGCGGCATGGAGCGCAACAACAGTCGCATTCAACACCGTGATGGGGATTGCAAAAGTTGTGATGGCTGCTTTCAATGCAGTCATGCTTGCCAATCCAATCGGGCTGGTTGTCGCAGCCGTTGTTGCTTTGATCGCTGCTGGTGCTCTGCTGATTGCAAACTGGCAAACCGTGAAAGATTGGTTTGCTGGCTTCTTTGACTGGATGTCTGCTGGCTTCAACAAGGTCAAAGAAATTGGCAGCGCAGTTGCTGGATTCTTTGGAATGGGTGGTGCTGCCAATGCACAAAAAACCACAGGCGCATCCACTCCCGCTTTGACCCCGACCCCGCAGGCTGCCGCAGCCATCACTGGTGGCAATCAGTCGGTAAACCAGCAGACCCAGATCGTGGTGCAAGGTGGTGCAAACCCAGACGCAACGGCTCGTGCTGTTGCAGGGCAACAAAACAGGGTGAATGCAGACATGGCACGTAACATGAAAGGGGCCGCACGATGAGTACCCTCAACTCTTCAGGCAAAGCCACCATCATTCCGCGCAGGGCGATCGGGCCATTTTCTGCGACTGTCACGGTCGAGGAGGTTGCCAGCGATGATCTGGAGATCACGCAGCATCCTGTCCAGCAGGGTGCAGCAATCACCGATCACGCATATGTCAAGCCAGCGACCCTGAACATCAAGATCATGTTCAGCGATGCAGACGCGCCTCTTTCGGAGACCTACGCCAAGCTGCTGAAACTTCAGTCCAGCCGCGAACCCTTCGATGTGGTCACTGGCAAACGCGCCTACAAGAACATGCTGTTCAAGTCGCTCGGGCAGACGAATGACGCGCAGACCGAAAACATCCTGAGCATCTCTGCCGAGTTGCAGGAAATCTTCATCGTGCAGGTGGAGACCACATCCGTCCCGCCTCGCAAAAATCAGGCGAATCCTGGCAAAACTGGCGCGACCGAGAACGCAGGGCAGAAAAGTGCCCAGCCAGCACCTGAGAAAAACCGCAGTGCTCTTCGCACGCTTTCGGGGTAATCATGGAAGAGATATTCGTCATCCCTTTGACCAACGTCCCGCAGCGATTCACGATTGAGTTGTCGGGTGTGGCCTACATCATCACCTGCAAATGGAACCCAGAGGCTCCTGCGTGGGTTTTGGACTTTGCTGATGAGGCCACTAACCAGGTGCTGCTGACCAATGTCCCTCTGGTTGCTGGTGCAGATTTGCTCGAGCAGTTCAAGCATGTCGGGATTCCTGGAAAACTGCTTGTCTACACCGATGGCGATGAGTTCGCCCCTCCAACCCTTGAGAACCTTGGGCAAGAGGCAAACCTGTACTACGTAGCTGAAGTATGACCGGACAACGCCAGTACCTTCGTGCCTGCAAATTGATCGTGGCCTCGGCTGGCGGCTCGGGACTTGACCTGTCTGGCCTGCACATCAAGTTTGCAATCAAGAAGGCAGACGCGCAAACCCCAAACACGGCTGAAATTCGCGTCTACAACGTGGCAGAGACGACCGTGGCACGCATCCGCAAGGAGTTCAGTCGCGTGGTCTTGCAGGCTGGCTACGAGACCAACATGGGCGTGATCTTCGATGGCAACATCAAGCAAGTGCGCTTCGGTCGTGAAAACGGGGTCGACACCTACATTGACATTGCTGCAGGCGATGGCGACGATGCCTACAACTATGCTGTGGTCAACACCACCTTGGCTGCTGGCGCATCGCAACGTGACCAGATCAATGCTGCCGCCAGTCCCATGTCTGACCGTGGCGTGAAGCCTGGCTACATCGGAGAGACGGGCGACACCAAGCTGGCGCGTGGCAAGGTCATGTACGGAATGTCCAGGGACTACATGCGTCAGTCTGCCGAAGCCTCGGACACATCTTGGTCGATTCAAGACGGGAAGCTGCAGTTTGTGCCGAACACTGGCGTGCTGCCCAACCAGGCCGTGGTGCTGAAC